TGAGCTGATGGGTCAAAAACAACATCAGCAGCTGTAGTCAGGGTAAAATCTTCACCCACAATATTGATACCATTAGTAGGCATAAGTGAACCTAAACCTCTAGACGATACACCAATTTTTACACCATCAGATAATAAATTTTCTACAATCTTACCCATAGGTGTTGAAAGTACTTTAGCTCTACCTTCATAATATACAGCATCTTTGCCTTGTGTCTTTGTAAGACTCTCAGTCATGATTGCTGCTCTTTCTGGATTAACAACAGGCTCAGCAGGATGGTTAAGTTCTCCTAGAGCTCTTTTTTGATCAATGTAATCTCTTTTATAATTAGTTACTGCATTATCCATAACAGCTTCAGGATAAATTCTTTTGTTTTTATTTTCTTTTACAGCTTGTAAAAAAGGACCAGTGATAAACATTCTTTTATTATCACCTGCTCCTTCTGAGATAACAGATAAATCATTTAATGTAATATCTTCTTTAATAAGTTTCATGATTAACTCCTAAATTCAATAATTACATTACCTGTAGCTGCATCATCAAAAGCAACAACACATGTGTTAATTGCTGCTAAAGGAATTCCACCTATTTGTGACAATTCCCATCTACCTGTCTCGTAAATTTTACCATCAATAGTAACAGCAGAAGGTCCACAATTCATAACCGTTTCGATTTTATTAACATTAGTAACTTTACCACCAAAGGTAAAATCTGATGCACTTAATGATGCGTCAGCACCAGAAACGTTAAGTACAACCCTATTACCTGGAGTAGAACCGCTTCCACCTATATATTTTGCTGTTGTAACAATTGCCATTTTAAATATCCTTAATTAACTGTATTAGCAAGAGACCTGGATCTGCCTTTTACTCTACGCTTTGTAATTTTGCCTCTTAATGCTGCCTTCTTTTTAGCACCACCACCCATAGCTCTTTTAGCTCTTTTGAGTTTGATACCTACACGGCGCATCTTAGCTTTTTGTGTTCCTGTTTGAGGTAAACATCTGTTACCAGCCAGTCTCATTCCAGGACCACAAATCTTTTTCTTTTTAACTTCGCCCTTAGCTCTCTTAAAGACAACCTTAGCTCTAGAAGGTTTACCTTTAGCCTTTTTACCACCAGCAGGATTTTTCTCTTCTCCTAAACTAGCTTCTTTTTTATTAATTTCATAGCAAGAACAATGCTCACATTCTGGACCACATTCACATTCTGAGACTGGTTTACCACAGCAAGCATCAGGACACATATCTTCTTCGTCTAATTCTTCTTCAAAAAAGATCTCATATTCTTCTGCATACAAAAGTTGCTTAAGAGCATTCATTCCATTAACAGATGGATCTATCTCATTAAGATCAAATTCAAAAACAAGATCCATAACAGTGCCATCTTCATCTGGAGCAAAGTCATATACTTCTTGAACTTCAGAATGGTTTTCAATCAATACTGGGTCTAAATCAATTTCACCATCAAACGAAACAGTCTCTTCAAATCTTTCGATTTCTACTTCCTGTTTCATTTCTTCCATTTGATCTTCAGAAAAAAGAAAATGAGATTCGTGACCAACGCCAGCATGCATTTGTCTTTTTAACTCTTCTCTAAAAGTCTGAGTCTGATATTGTTTCCATTCAAGAAGATTCATTTTCATCACTCTTCAAATAATCTTTGGCCATTTCTTTTTTGATATTGTTAAGCCTATCAAACACTCGCTGTGTAATATTATCTTTAAAAGATTTTGAAAAATCTTTGTCAGACTCATTAGTTAAATAATTTCTAAAATCTATCATAATTTATTTATTCCTTTTTAACCCCAGAGTATAGAATCCATTTCAAGAGTTGTATTCTTCAACTCTTCTTCTAATTCTTGAATCTCAGTTCTCGCTTCATCCCAAAGACCTTGACCATCAAGTTGTACACCACCAGGGAGTTCTGTATTCTGATATTTCTTTAAATTAGAACCCCACTGTTGCTTTGCTAACGCTGTTGCATATCTTTTCAACCACGTATTCTTATATACTTCACCTGTTATTTCAGGATCGGCTACCTCATAAACTTCACATAAAAGGAATAAATCACCTCTTCCTCTATTCTTTTCAATTCTGTTCCAATCAACATCTAAATATAATCTACTTTTATACATATTAAATCTTAATGCAGGAGCAGTGTTAAGCATAAAATCAATATGTTCAACGTTTAATTTTTGTGTATAATAATTTGATAAACCTGTACCATGTGCACCACTATAGAACATATCAAAATTATTCAAGAAGTATTGATATTCAAAATTGTACATACCAGCTTGTGTAAATGAATCAATTTTCATAACCTTAGTAACTGAAACAATATAGTCTGGAACTTTAATACCTATTTGACCATTTTCAGTTAAGGTTATGTTCTGATCCTCTAAAAGTACTTGCTCTTCAGTCCATTGATTATCAAAGCTATCTGTAGGACCTGAATCTAATCCGTCTGAATCAGTCTTTATATAAATTCTATAACCCTGAATATTATCTTTTTTCTTCATAACTCTATCACCGATTCTATATGAACCAATGATGTCTGAATCAAAAAACTCTGCAGTTAAGTTTTGATGGATTCTGTTATTACGATTAAGAAGATTTGTATCTACCTTAATTGTTCTATAACCTCTTTGAGCTCCATCGTAATGATACTGATGAAAAAATTGAACAGCTTCATCAATACAATCTTCCAATTGTACATCAGCTATCTCTACGTTAATAACTGGTGCTCCCAGTCTACGTAGCATCCAATCTGCTAACTCTTGTTTACTGTATGGTAGTGGCATCGTGCTCCACAATCTCCGTTTCAGTATTTATTGTTAGAACATCTTTTGCTCCTGAAGGTATAATTTCAGGGCTAGAGATCTGTTCTGGGAAATCCATAGGCATTGCTGCATCATCAGGATCTTTTATTTGCGCCTTTTCCATTTCGTCCATAATCTCTCTATCAATACGAGCAATATCTTCTTCAGTCTGACCAAGAATAACTTTACGAACATATTCAATTGAGAAATATTTACCAACATATTCAGATGCATCTCTTAATACACCTAATTGATCGTTAAGAAGTTCAACTTGCTTCAACTGATCAAAGTGCATATCTTTTAGATAATCATAAGAGATATACTGTCTCATCTCTTCAAATTCTTTTTGAGTACAAACACCTTTAAGAACTAATTGAACTCTAAGAACCTCATTAAAGACTTCAGCAAATTGTTTTCTTAATCTCTTAATAAACTTCGAAAACTTTATTTCGTCTCGCGAGATGTCTGAGGCTCTTCCGAGTTGGAAGTTGTTGTCTTGGTTGATTCTTGAGATTGGGACATTGAGTGATTGATATAATTTTTCCTTGAAGTAATTGACATCATCAAGATCTCCAAGATTTTGTCCTCCAGGGAGTGTCGAAATTTCCGTACCGCGTGAGCCTTCTCTACGAGGGAGCCAGAAGTCTTCAAGGAGTGACATAAACTTTCTAGAGTCACGAATTTCTCCTGTGTTGGGGTTGTAATCAATTTTATTTCTGTATCTATTCATCATATCACGAAGATATGTTTCAGCTTTAATCTTAGGTAATGTACCTACATCAACATAAAAGATTCTTCTTTCAGGTGCTCTAGCAATACGATAAACAATTAAAGCATCTTCCATAGAACGCAAATTGTTAAAAGGTTTAATTGCTTTATCTAAATAACCAACAATCATACCTTTATTTCTATCTACTAAACCTGATGGACAAAATACAATTGAATCTTTAGAAAGTTTTACACCATTGTTACCGCCATCAGGAGAGTACTCGAAATACTCTTCAACTTTTTGTAAAACTGGAACACCAGTTCTAGTATCCTTTTCATAAAAAGGTTTAACGTGTCTTTTAATTTTAAGAGCATCAATAGGTCTTAGTTCTCTAATACCATCTCTAGTTGAATTAGGATCAATAATTACTTGATAATGGATACGTCCATCAACATACCATTGTCTAAAGATGTCATAAGAGCGTCTTTGAAATTTAAGCAAATGTAAAGTAGTTTTAAATTCTTCTCTAATAATCTCTTTAATTCTATCATCAATATTAAGTAAATCTAATCTTATTGAAACAGAAGGACGTTCGTGTTCAGTAGTAAAAGCTTCATTTACAATATCATCAATTGCAGAATCAGCTTCAGGGTATAAAGAAATATCTCTATACTGTGCAATTAACGCGTGTTCACTTCTAGCTTTACTATATTGTTCATAAGTGTAACCGATTCGACCTCCTACAGGGAGATCAGTACCATCATCCATTGGTTGAGGAATGGGGGATGGTACTGGTTTATCACTTTTGTTTTGAACTAATTCAAACCCGAATAGTTCTTCTTTTTGAATAGCCATAAGGACTCCTCATTATGTAAAATGAAGAGTTATTGTGTTACTGGTACAGCGGAAACATCAGCTGTTGTTCTACCTGTAGTTGGAGCATTAGTTGTATTAGACTCCCACCACTGGTATGCAAAAGTAACTGCAAACTCTTCAATTGTATCTGTACTGTCATATGAAACATCAATTGTGTCTACAACAGTAGGCCAAGCACCCATGATAACATATCTTTTAATAACTGCACCTGAGCGGCTAAGCTGTTCAATTTCCATATTAGCCACATATGAGTCAAAAGAAGCGGCGTCAACACCTCTTCCTGATACGTTGGTTGCTGCACCGTTAATCGCATCTTGCCATCTTTCGAAAGCATTTCTTACAGCAAAATTGTTGTCATTGACTACCTGGACTGTCCAAGCATCAAAAATTGTATCACCAGAAACTTTAAGTTGTCTACCTCTGAATGGTACAATAATCTCACCAATTGTTCTTGCTGGCATAGCTGCAGT